TATATCTTGAAAAGTCACTTTAGTTTCATAATAAGCCTATTTCTAAATTGCTTAATGAAATTAGACGATTAAAAATAGTTACTAGTAAAAATAAATGGACTTAAAGATAAAAGGGTTTTAGAAATGCTTTAACGCTAAACGTTAAGTACGATAGATAAGTGATAATTTTGCATTCAGACAGCTGGAAAAATTAATTCAATTTGAATAATCATCAAAAGTTCTAGTTTAAATTTCATCGATGTAATAAATAACGCACTTCTATTTTCCGTTTTATGATGCTGTTCGATTTGAAAAATAGGCTTATTATGAAACTAAAGTGACTTTTCAAGATATAAACCGTTTTTCCAAAAACGATTAAAGCAAATGTTCTATAGTTATTTATCATACATGAGTCGAAACACTCATATTATCAATATGAAATAATTGGCTTGATAATTATATGAAATAAACAGATCCGCACTAAGTAATGTGTCTTTTAACGAATGTTTTTTATATTCTAATGCGCTGCTACTTTCGAAAAGAGATTAATGATGACAACGCCAAACATAATAAATCCCATACCTATTAAAGCAGCAAGATCTAAAGTCTGTTTCATAAAAATCCAAGCAATTAAACTTATAAGCACAATTCCGATGCCAGACCAGATCGCATAAGCAATTCCGACAGGAATAGTTTTTAATGCTAATGAAAGTACATAAAAAGAAGCGCTGTATCCAATGATAGTAATGATTGAAAAAACCAAATGCGTAAAGCCATTGGATAACTTTAATGAAGAAGTTGCAATCACTTCACAAATAATAGCTAGAAAAAGAAGAAGATATGAATTCATGCTAATACCCACAATTGTTTAAAACGATAGTCTAATTCCTAACTTTCAATAAATCAGGTTTAAAAGCTTGAATTGTTCAATTTGGTAAGCTTATAAGGTATATTATTAAAACCTGCTAGAGTTCTATATCTATATTTTTTATATCTATATTATTTTTAAATGATTAGTAAATTAGATAGCTGCTAACTCTTGAATATTACTGAAAAGGATGATTTTTAGTGGTGGGTTGTGAGGGAATCGAATTATAATGATAACATATTGATATATAATGATATTATAAAAACAATATGCTAAACATATAACATAATGTATAACATTAAATATTGATGACCCACTCAACTTATCACCGATATGTAATATAACATCTATTAACAATAAAGTAAAAAGTTAAAAGAAAACTTCTTTTTTGTGATATTATGACACTAACAACACTAACAAAATTAATTAATAATAATCAATTAATTAACCTTGTGTTATTATAGTGTTGTATGTTGTTAATAATATGATATTATTTATTACACATAAAAATATATTAAGGACATCATTATGGATTGGGCTGCATTTGGGGGAGCTATTGCTGGTGGTTTAATTACAGCAATTGCTTCACACTGTATATCCAAAAAAACAATTAAAGCTAATTTAGAAAAAACAGAAAAAGAGATTAAGGCTAATTTAGAAAAAACAGAAAAAGAGATTAAGGCTAAATTTGATATTGAAGTCAATTTTGCTTTTAAAATGAATTGGTATAATCTTGCAATGAAAAGTGTTTCAAATTTGATACTTGAATTAAAAATTCTGAACAATAATGCTATAAAAACTATTACATTAGTAAATATAGACTATCAGCGGTCCATTAGATATATTCAATTATACATATGTGAATTAAAAATATTATTTTTGGACAATGATAAAATAAAAAAATATCTAGAAGATGTTTCAAGTCGTAGTACAGAATTACTCGATCATATCCAATCTATGCAGGAAAATAAAAACATTGATATTAGTACAATTCATTCAGTTATCATCAAACTCACTGAGTCTATGGAGCCGTTGAGTGAAGAGTTAAAGAATACTATTAAAAATAAGTTGAATAATATTATAACTCAATCCCCTTAAACTCATTCAATGCTTGTTTTTGTCCGTCTGATAGGTTGGTATCTATCTCGCCATATTCAAGTAAGTAGGTACCGAATGACATGAGGAAAGCAACTGCAGGGTCTATCTTGTTGGCTGCTTTCTTTTTATTGGGCTTGATGTTGGCATTTGCATCTGTTTCCATCACTACATTACCTATAGCCCAAGCCAAAACAGGATCGCCATTATGTTTAATCCGTTTGCGACTAATAAATACCTCAGTAGTTTTCGATGTTGGACTATAACGTGCGTATGTTTGTGGGAACGGCTCAACGTCTAAGCCGATATTTTGTAACTGCGTTCTCAATTGTGTGGCGTTCCACACATCAAAGCCAATTAACTTAATATTAAACTGATCACTGTCTTTTAAAATATCATCACGAATTTGGTCATAATCGATACAGTCGCCTTTAGTTACTCGAATCCAGCCCTGATTAACCCATTTACGGTACATCTCTCTATTTTTGTTAGCCACGTTAGTAAGCTGATATTCAGGAATGTAATGCCGTGTTAATAATCTTACCTCTGTTTCAAACGGAAACGAATAACAGACGCTAGTAATATCACTAGTAGATGATAAATCCAATCCAGCATAGCAATCTAACCCTTTTAAATCATCTTCTGCATAATCAGCCTTACACGCAACCCAGCTACCAGTATTTACCCAAGGCGTAGCTCCATTACACCAAATATTGAAGCGTTTAGTGAGCATTTCGACCCATTGCGAGGGTATACCTCTGGCTTTCTTGATAGTGTCCTCTAAGGCAACCCTATCGACAGAGATATCAAGATTAGGATTAGCTTTTATCCATAAATCAGGGTTATCGATTTCACTTTCATCGTCCAATTCGTAAATAAGCACAAATTGCGATTCGTTAACCTCGTCACCGGCTAAAATCTGGCAACAATAATCATAATGCTGTTTACACGCTGATATAGTGTTGCTTCCTGATGTGGTAATAGCAAAGAGTATTCCCTCAAGCCTTGCTCCCATTCCAAGCTCTAAAGCTGAATATACACCATTATCAGGGTGTAAGTGGTATTCATCTACAATAGATAAACTAGGATTAGTTCCCTCTATCGTTGAAGCCTTTGAGGCAAGTGGTCTTAATATACTATTACTTTTAGGATTAATGATTTTATGTTGTTGAATGGTGACTCTTTTCTTTATTGGCTTGCTAAGTATCGCCATTTGTCTAGCATCATCAAACACAATTCGAGCTTGATCACGGCTAACGGCTGCAGTATAGATATCTTGTTGACCTTTTTCCATGACTAAAAACCAGTTAGCAAGGATTGCTGCTGTAGTCGATTTTGCGTTCTTTCTCGGTACTTGCACATAAGCACTACGGTATTTGCGTAATCCTGTTTTAATGTGCTTAAATCCCAGCAGATTAGCAAATAAGAATTTCTGCCACGGCTCAAGCACAATAGGTTTAGCTCTTAAATGACCTTTAACGTGTGGACAGACTTTTGAGAATGAAACAAATTTAGTGACAATTTCACTATCAAAATAATAATTAGGATTATCCAAATCAATAAAATAGCGGTTTACTGCCTGTTTTAAGCGTTTACAAGCAGGAATATCACCATTTTTAACCGATAATGCGTAATTATGCCAATCGGTCAAGCTCATCTTCCTCATTCGCTTCAACTGGATTCTTACGACGACTTACAGGATCAAAGCCAAGCAATGAAGCCATTTTAATCATGATTTTTTCAGCTTCTGACTTTGCGCTTAGTGCAGGATTGCGACTTTCAGTACCTTGTGAGTTAACAATTGAAAATCCACGCTTTGCAATATCTTCCATTGCTTTACGGTACATAGAATAATTAACACAAAACAATTCTAAATTAGTCCAATCGGCAGGCTGAATATCATCACGACTAGCTAATTGGTCCGCTCTAAGTTTCCATTGTTCCTTTGCCAATTTATCCAAATATTTAGGTGCTTTCATATTATTATTTTCTCTCTACTTTCTAAAAAATCACTGTGCATAAAAATTTGAGGAGGGTGGTGGTCTTTTAGCTTTTTGAATTTCTTTGAACATTCCCCCTACCCACTCATCATATCTGAGGACTGCTATCAGTTGTCTTTATTATGAAGATGACCCAAATCCTCGTTTATCGATTACTCTTGTCTTGTAGCTGTGACAGTCTCGACATAATGGTTGATGATTATCTGCTCGCCAAAATAAAGGATCGCTTTGTCCATGCTCAACTGGTGTTATATGGTCTATCAATGTGGCTGGTACTAATAAGCCTTTGTCCATGCACATCTTGCATAATGGATTATGTCTTAGATACTCAGATCGGTATATGCGCCATCTATGGTTATATCCTCGCTGTGCTGCCGTTCCTCGTATCTTATCCTGTTCTTTACCCGTTCTATGCTCGTCACATCTGCCCGATTTAACACGATTACGACAGTTAGGATATGAGCAACGTCTTAATGGCTGTATTGGCATAATTCACCTAATAGATAGCAGGGTCACGGTATACACTCCAAAGCATATCAACCGTATGAGGTACTTCCTTAATTGTTAAGTCTGCAATGGTTTCCCTGTTGGCATATAGCGTTCCAATATAAAGCAAGCATCCGACTTTAATCGCTGGGGTGAATCCCAAGCCACCATCAAAACGTTTGCCGATATGCTTTTGACAAGCCTCTATAGCCGCATCGATATATAATTGCAGTAGTGTATCTTCATCATCATAATCAATACGACAATGTTCTTTAACTTCATTCAATGTGATTAGGTTATTCATTCTTGGGTTCCTTTTTAACTTCTACTGTTTGCTTCCAAGCTTGGCTAAATTCTTCACCGCCATCATAAGGTAGCAAACCCTCTCTTAATCTTGCTTCATTAGGATTCATTACTCCTGATTTAATCGCTATGTTATAGCTGTTAAAGCGATCTATTGGACAGGTACGCATCAAGTCCGATGTATCAAACTCAATTAGATAACGGCTTTTATCATGATTAATATCAATCATTAATGCATCTTTTAGTTGTTGTTCAAAATTGGTAAGCCATGGTCTAAGCGTTAAAGTTAAAAATGAACGTGTAGCTTCTGAAAAGTTACTATATGAACTATGGGAATATTCTTGTAGAAACATCGGGCTAATGTTAAATATTCGAGCTATGTCCTCAATAGTAAACCGTCTGCTTTGCAGCCACTCGGCATCTTGATTGCTCATGCCTAACTGCTCGTATTTCATTCCTCCCTCAAGTATTGGTGTTTTACCTGCGTTTTTTGCACCTTTGTAACGTTCTAATGCATTTAAGGCTTTTTTCCCTTTTGTATCATCCATCCATTCAGCCATAGAGACATAACCACTTGCCATTAGTCCGTTTTTCATGATAGATGAGCCATGGCGTTGCTGAGCAAGTCCTAAGCCTATCGCTTCTCGACAAATAGTAACGGGAGAACGTCCAATAAAGCCGTCATCACTTGCATAACGTAAATGTAAAACCTCATCTTGTAAGTAATTTGTGACATTACCATCCTCATCGACAATGGAGTAAGCATAACGCCCATTACCCAATCGTTTTGGAGTAACAGCATAAGGTGGGAAGCTTTCAAGCCCACTAGGTCGCCCGTCATTACCCCAGTGAATGACCGCATAAGCATTACCACCTAATAAACAGTGGCGCATCATCGTGCGTTTAAACTGGTAAGGTGTCTGTTTGGTGTTTGGCATCTCATTTAGCAAATATTCAACAGGGTGGCTTGATATGCGTTCACGTTCGCCTTTTTTGTTGAGCTTGTAGAGATAACACGGCATTGAGGCAACGGCTTCACTGATTACCGTGACCGCATTCATCACGGCAGGCAATGCCTCGGCTGAGCTAGGCGATACATATTCGCCCGAATTTGTATTAGACAAGCCAAGGTAAGAGATTAACTCGTCAACCGTCATGCTTCGTTGCTCTTGCTTCTTACGGCTAAATAATCCCATGTTTATAACTCCATAAGGTCAAGCCATGCTTTACTTAAATCAGGCTGTAATTTTGTTTTAGCTTCAAGCATCGAGCGTTTAGCAATTTGGATATCACTTTCTTGGTAGGCGGGTATACTGGTGACCGTCACCTCAAATAATTCGGCTGCGCTGACAGTTCTTAAACAAGGCTCTTGATTAAAATCCCATGATTCTTGAGTAGCCATAAACCCAAACGACATACCTCGAATATCACCACGGCCAACACTGACAAGCAAATCACGCCCTAATTGAGTATCAGGTGGTGTAAGCTCAAACCTTAATCCGATATCATCCTCATTAAGAATTAATGTATTTGAAGTAGTACGACCTAATAAAGACTTCGGATCATGCTCAAATAAAGCACGAATATCAGGATTATTATTTAATGATTGGCTAAAAGCCCTAGGAGCGAATTGCTCATAAAAATCACCCCATATTAATTGCGATCGGCTGTTCCACTTAACCACATAACCCACTAGTTTAGTATCGTCTCGTGTTATTTCGGTGCTTCTAATTTCATATTGTTTCTTATCCATATCAACCTCAAAGGGGCATATAGCCCCTGTTATTATTTACCTGCTGATAGTTCTAAGATTTTGATAGCGTTAGAATCGACTAAACCACCACCGAGATATTTATCAGTATGGACTTTATAGAATCCCGGTTCTGTAATATTATCTGGGCGAGTTCTTACACCTGTTTCATGATCAACAATATAGTAACCGCGTTTAAAATCACCAACTGCAACAACAGCACCTTTATCATTCATATTTTCTAAATAATGAACAGGTTTACCTAAAAGCATATCGGGATCGCCAGCTTTCAAGCCATCACGCCAAATATAATCGCCATTACCATTTTTAAGTTTTTGTAATGTTGCTGCAGTATTTGAGTTCATTACCCATACAGCATTTTTACGGTATTTCTTTTTAAGTTTAAAAAGTAAATCAATTAAACTGTCTGCGGTGATAGCTGTTACTGTCATTTTTTCTAAAGTGCCAAATGGACGCACTTTATCGGCTTGTGCTGCTTGCGGATATGTAAGGAAGCCTTTAGCTTTTTTAGTGCCATCACCACTAATAAGATCAATTTCTTCTGTTTCGACAAAAGTATCTTTGATTTCATCCGTTAACCAACTCAAAACATCTAAATCACTAAAATCTAGAATTTCTTGGGTAGTCTTAGGATAAGCGTAAATTGGATATAACTTAATTGATACTTCTTCAAGATTAGGTGTAGCCGTTTCTGTTCGTGCCGTTCCCTCTTCGCCGTGATTAACTATCGCACCACCAACTGATACCAACTTTTTATATTCATTTGAGCCGATTTTTTTAACGGTACAAATTGCACGCATTTCTGATTCATCAGATAACTGACGCATAATTTCTTTGTCTAATTCAGGTATTACTGTATAACCACCATCAGCAGGTACAGCAGTAGACAATGAACGAGCCTCACCAGTACGGATATAGTTGCGTAATTCTTCGTTAGTAAGCTTTTTATCTACTGGTTTGCTCTTATCTGCTAAACTTCGCTCTTCATTGGCTAAAGTTTCATAGTTAGAAATTTCAGTGTTCAACTCTTCAACTTTTGCTTTTATAGTATCAAATTGTGTCTTTTCTTCTGGTGTCATACTGCGGTTTTCTTGCTCTGCTTTGTCAAGCATTGAGCGCATTTCTGCTACTTTGGTCGCTTTTAATTGACGTAATTCAATAAGTTTTTTCATATCGTTATTATTTACCTTTATTTATTCTTTATTTACAGCGAGATATGAAAGGCTTTAAGTGGGAATAGCGATTAGGCTATGAAAGATGCTGCGCTTAGGTTTTAGACTGCCATATCTGCGCTAATTCGTGGTTATACTATTAACCCAAACTGCAGTCTAACAAAACAAAATAATATTGTTAATTCAATGAATTATGTAAAATTAATCAGAAAGCATCAGAACAGAATTATTTTATTTGTATTAGCCAATAATCAATTCTACTTGGTATATCACTAACAATTCTCTTCATTTCGCCACTAGGTCTGGCGTTACTTTTTAGGCTATCTAATAAATAAAAATAAGCATCATCTAAAGCGGGGAAAATAAAATATTCCTCTAATTCAGTTAACTCATTATTAGTTCGTTTCTTATCCAAAATTTTGCGCTGGTTTTGTACATACTTTTTTAGATTGCTAAATTCGTTTGTTATTTGATTTATTTTAATAGGATCATGCAACATTTCATCTAATGCAATCGCCATAATTTTAGTATCAATTAGTCTTTTCATTTTGTTACCTTTTATTATAGTTAATATTATTTTCTTCTAACGCAGCATCAGGGAACCAGTCATTACACTTGTCATAATCAAGATGTAAGTTAGTCCTACGTCCCTCACCATGCCTTGCCCTTATAATGACTTCCAAGCCATACTCTTTCATTGCAGCAGGTAGAGCATTAACAAAGTTCCTAAGCGATAACGGATTTTTTAGATTATTATTTTCGATAAAAGTAATATAGGCATGATATAGGAATCGCTTAAATTGTACTGGCGTTGAGTATTTTCCTATCATCATGCCGTCAGGTTTATCGGTTGCAAAGAGATAACTACAAAAATCAATAAGTGGATTGGTTAATCGCTTAACTTCAATTGCCTCAGATGATTTTTGTTGCTCAATTAACAGTAATTTAGCTTTGTTATCATCTTCAAAATAATTGAATAAATGACGGATTATCACAGACAATTCACCACGTATTTTATCTTTTAGTATTGGGTCGCGTTCATTAGCAGGAACTGGCTCGCCAAAGTGAAAGATTACCCTCCGCCTAGATATTCCCCCGTCATCATTGCTAAATGTCATTGGGTTATTGTTAATCGCTAATATAACCCCCTGTATCTTAGTTGAATAAGGTTTCTTATATTTTTCATCTATAGCCACATCATCACCACCCGTAATTGCCTTAATGCCGTTACCCTCACCGATATATTTCGCTTGATCGGGTAAAATAATTAACGACTGCCCAACAATAAGAGATCTTTCTCTTGGCTTTTCTAAGGCTTCCATATTAGCCGATACCGTATTATTCTTGCCTGCTAACATGGTGGCAATCTCAGCAAAAACACTTTTACCGCTACCACCTGCGCCTGTAACCTCTAAGAATAATTGCCAGTCATAACGATTAGCCAATATCATATATAATGCTGCTTTTATAGCATCCATCTTGATAGTGTCCTTTTTAGCGGAACGTGACAACCATTGATAAAAATTAGGCGCATGATGCTCTAAATTTTCATTCGATACACTATCAATAAAATCAACATTGTTAATTGATTGTAACCAGTGATTTTTTGAATGAGATTTAAAAGTACGAGTATCAAGATCAAATACACCGTTTTTAAAACCTATTAAATTTCTCGCTGGTTCGTTTTTTAATGGTATTTGAAGCTTCATTGTATCAATGGTCGATTTAATGCCTTTTTCTGAATAATGAGCATTTGATTGTCGAAACAACTGGACTAGTTCACGTTTAAGATCCATTTCAGAAATCATTTGCCAAACATTATCTTTATAGATATATACCTCATTTGTCACCATATCTAAGGATAGATTATTCTCATAATGCTCTATGAGTACATCAGCTTTCTGACTGGCTTGCATCTGTGATAAGTCGGGTATAGATTTTAGTTTAATTTCGGAAAAACTTCCCTTAAGTGAATTTTTGATATTGCTATCAAAATATTGCTTAACTTTTTCAAGTCCAAATTGTTGTCTATAATCATCCCAATCACATTTATAATAAGTGTCAGGGATTGTGTAATAACCATTTACCGCCGTAGCTGCTTCTATCGCTTTTTCTTTACCTGTGTTTCTATGACTACCTATATCATTATCACCCGCAATAATAATATTTACGGTAGAATTAACCTCACGAATAGCTTTGGCTACATGAATAAGGTTGCCTGCATCAATAGCAGATATCACCAGTGACCGATGGCGGAATTCCGCTATCGATATACTTGTGGCTAATCCCTCACAAATAATAATCTCGTTAGCTGTGAGCAACTCTTTTTTTACCTCGTCAGGCTTGCCCAAATTTGGGTTGACCCATATAAAAGCACCTTTTTTATTCGAGCCTTTCATTAAGTGCTTGCTTCCGTCTGGCTCGATAAATTGACCGCCTGCGTATTCATTATGAAGATTCAGCATGGGCACAAAAATGCGCCCGTTATCTAACAAAGGCAAATCAAAGTTTAACCCTTTCTTGGTCAGGTATTGAGATTGCCCTAATGTTGCTTTAGATAGCAAATACTCGACCTTTTTACATACGGGATTATCTGGTATGTTATCATTATGTAATTGTTCAGAATCTATTTTCCTAAATACGAGATTTTCCCGTATTTGGTTATTCTGATTAGACAGATTTAAACATTCCGCTACTTTATTTGATGCTTCTTTAGCGTCACATTGACAATAGTTTTTGATAAGCTCTAAGCCGTCACCACTACCACACTGGTTACAGATGTAAGTACCTCTACCATTTTGGTTATCAAATCTAAATCTATCTTTACCACCACAGACAGGACAAGGGCAATGTTTGCCATTGCCCACCACAATACCTAATGAACTAAAGATTGATTGCCATTTATCTACTGCTTGGGATGTAATTTCATTTATTTTCATTTTTTCGACCCTTAGATTCAGTTTCACTACTAAATAGTTTCTTAGAATCAGTTATTAAGTCTGATATAGCCCAAAGCACATATGAGCGTAACTCATTACTTAATTTGGTATCTTCATTACATTCACACATTAATAGGGTTGTAATAGCGTTTGCTTGATCGAGTTTAGAGTTGATAGTATCAACTGCATCTAAAGAGATATTAGGCATTATTGTCATCTCCTTTGATATCAATTTTTAATAACTCCTTATACGCATCTTCGATTAAGTCTCCTGCTGTCCAAAGTAAATTGCCTATATCGCAATGTTCAATAAAAGGTTCATTCAGCCCCTCATCTTTATAATTGTGATTATCCCAAATCACCTTAATCATGCTTTGGGCTTGTGCTAGTTTGGTTTCAATATTATTTATTAATCGGTGGTTATTAGCATTATTCATGACTGTAACCTCCCCACGTTCCGGCTTGTTCACTGATTGGAGTTATTCGAATTCTGGCGATAAAGATAAGCGATTGCTTGCCTAAATTTTTGCGTGCTTGTCGTTCGGTTGTTGCTGTAGTTTGGATAACTTGAGCGGTTGAAAGGTCATAGAATTTATATAGTTTGGATTGTCTTGCACGTAGGTGTGCGCTATCATAGCTGTTAGCCATAATCATTACCTCTGTTAATGTTATTGTGGTTAGATAGCTCAAAGAGTTCGCACCTCGATGAGCTATTGTTATTTTTGCACCTATACAATTAAAAGGTGTAACGACAATATAAATTATGGTGTCACGACAAGTCAAGCCTTTTTTATTGCTTTTTTTTGTTATATACTGTCGGTACAAACAACTAGACAATTTATAAAATATGGCTACAGGTAAACATAACAATAAATCAAAACGTGTTGATATTCGTTTTCCACATGAAGTAATCGCAGAAATGGAACTCGTCAAAAATGAAGACGAAAATACATCACAATTTGTCATTAATTCAGTTAAGAATGAAATAAAACGTCGTAAACGTAAACGCTCCGAATAATTAAAATGCTCTCGAACACTTCCGAAATCTACCCATTTTTTTAACTCTGCGTTATTATAAGAACGTGCTTTAAACGCGTTACGCTTTGGCACAAGTTCAATGCTTTTAATTAGTTCTATTGACATTTGATACTACCTTAATTAGCTGATTTTAGTGATTGAATATGGGCAACTGTGACAAGTTGCCTTTTTTATCATCGGACATGAGTAATGCCTTTGTTAGGACTAATTAAATTAGCTAGCGCATTAAATCGTCGGCTTACTTCTCTAATTGCCTCAGTAGGCGAATCAATTTCTTTAAATACGGATGTTTCAATCTGTTGTAAACAAATCAACATACCTAATTGAATTTCATCAGCATTTTGTCGATCACCAGTAGATAAACCAATCATTTTATTTTCAGCTCTAGCAAGGTTTATATAGTGATGTTTCTCTACTCCTTGCATGGTTGATAATGAATTTCGGCTTTCATGGTAATAGGCTAATGATTCACGTTTTACGGCTTCACGTTTGCGACTAGCTGCAAAGGCTTTGGTTACATCTAATTTAAATCTAACAATATCTTTATGGTTCTTACCTCTGATTAACCGAGATATAAAATCAAATTGAATTTCATTTAGTAATACATATTTACTTTTACTTGCACCCGTTCGGTGTTTGCACGTTTCGATTTGAAATGGAAGCGTGCCTAATTCCCGAAGCTCACTTTTATTTTTATTAACTAAAGACATTAAACTCAAATGCTTAATTCCCATTTTTTTAGATACCAAACGGCTATCAATACGAACCTCTTTAGATTGAACTAATTCAATATCACCTTGCTTAATAATCATCTTAATAGCTCCCATTAGCAAACCCTCGGCGTTTAGTCGGTTGATTTATCTTTGCTACTGCTGGAGGGTTGTCTATCCAGTGAAGTAATTCCACTAATGACCAACCGCATGAGTTAGCACCTAATGATTTTCTTAATGGATATTTACCGTCTTTCTCAAGTTGCCATGCTGTTGAACGGGCGATACTAGTAATTTTGTATCTCTCATTTTCACGGACAAGGCGATCATATTGGATACCGTATTTATCCCTAATGGCTTTGTGTTGTTCAGATGTGATTGAATATGACATTGAAAGCCTCCTACTGTACTCGGTTGCTTTCTAAGTAGGCTTTTACTTCGGTGATATCATAAACCGTTCGACGTTTTGATAATTGAATGCCTTTAGGGAATTTTGGATTGTAGCGTAATGTATTTTTAGAACAGCCTAACATTAACGCTAATTCATCAAGAGAGTAATATTTTTGGATTGTATTTAATTGCATTTAATGACCTCACTGAATTAATAATGTCTAATTAACTAATGAGGTAATTATCATATTTAAAGTTATTTATATCAAAAGGTTAGGGTCTTATTAAGACTTTATATTGTCTTATTAAGACAGAATTAATTTTTATATTTTTTTAACCATCCTGAAATAGTTTTTTTATTAAATTCATTTCCATTAAAACCATGCTTTTCTGAAAGGAAATTAAGTTGATCTGCTAATTGAGAGGACTTAGATTTATTAAACATTTCATTAAAATGCTCTTTCAAAAATATTTGATTTAATATTCTTTCAGGATTCTGTATTCTTTCTTGTTTTTCAGCCATTATAGTTAATGGTATCGTTTTTCCTTCGGTATTATTAGGTTTATCGTCAAATTCATCTTGTTTTATCCAATTAGGTAAATTTTGTGAATTTTTATTTATTTCGGGATTCAAGCGATCAATATGTCTTTTTGTAATGATTAAATCTTCGACATTTATTTCGAGTCCTTCCTCTGTATCAATTTCGTCGAATATTAAATAAAAATTATCAACATCATGGGATAAGAGAGCTACACCCTCTTTTCTTTCACTATTTTTAAAATGATATTCAGAAATTAATCTTATTTTTCTTTCTTTCAATTCTCTGGTAACTGAGCTAGGCAAAACTTTCCACAAACCATATGCAATACAATGATAACAGCGATTTGAAGGATATCTACTATAATCAAATGATTTCATCTTGTATAATTTTGATAATTTAGATGATGTGATATCTCCCGTTTCCTTAAACATTTTTTCAAAAGCCTCAGCAATAGGTAAAGGTTTATCACTTTTGTTTTGTCCAACCAAAATAGATTTTTTGCCATCCAAGCATATATGTAATTCTATAGTTCCGATTAACCACCAGTGAATTAAATCATCAATTTCACATCCTAATAACCGACTAGCTCTAGTTAAATTACAATACTCTAATGCTGGTAATGCCATTCGTCTCCCTCAAACAATAACCCTAATGAAGAAGTTACGCCAGTCCGTTAGGGTTTCGAACTTTCGGGAGCTACCCTAGACGTAACTAATTTAATTACTTAAACATTATTGAGCATTACTATATCATATACTGTATAAAAAAACATTAGCCTAAATCCCACTAAATAGTGGTATTTAGCTAGCCAAAGGAAAGGATTGCTTTTGAAATTATTACCTTGATAATCAGCACGGATTTGAAATCCGACCTAATGACATGTTTTAATGTTATATATGTTATTACTTTCTTTTAATAACACTTAAAAAAATATATATAAATCAATTATATTATGTTATTAGTGTTGTTAGTGTTATTAAAATATATATATAAAGTATTTATTAAATAATAGATAATAAAAAACCAGTCTAATTGACTGGCTTAAATCTGGTTCTATGAATAAAATCAAGAGGCTCATTTTTGAGCTGCTGACAGTGATACATTTCCTTGGCTTGCCTGTTCTACAAAGTCACCCCACCATTGCATCATGTCACGGCGTTTATCTAAATAGGTTGCTCTGTTGTAAATTGCTCTTACTGCATTCCTATCGACGTGAGCAAGCGAGACTTCAATTAAATCATAATCAAAGCCATGTTCATTTAATGCTGTAGATGCTAATGATCTAAAGCCATGAGCAACTAACTCACCTTTAAAGCCCATTCGTTTTAATGCTGTATTGACTGTTTCTTTATTCATATGTTTATTGAAAGGTGCTTTTAATGTTGGGAAAACATATTCACCATGACCGCTAATAGGCTTCATAATCTCAATTATTCTTATCGCCTGTTTATTTAGTGGGATAGTATGATCTCTTCTCATTTTCATTTTGTCTGCTGGTATCGTCCATAATTCATTTTTTAGGTCTATTTCGCTCCATAATGCAGATACTGCCTCAATTGGTCTTGTTATGGTAAGTAGTTGCCACTCAATTAAGCATCTTGTTTGTAATTCAATACTAGCCAAAGAAATAGCTTTCATTATTCTTGGTAACTCTGAAGGTGGTAAAGAGGGCATATTTTGTTTATGGGCAACTTTAAACACAGCTCCTATTTTACCAGCTGGATTATATTCAATCAGATCATTGTTAACAGCATAAGTCATTACTCTATTAATTCGTTGTGATATCCTCTTAACTGTATCTAGTTTACCGGCACATTCAAGAGGTTTTAAAGCTTCAATAAAATCTTTTGCTTTTAGCTGTGAGATGGGTATATCGCCAAGGCTAGGATAAATATAATTAACAAATGAATTTTTTATTCGCCTAATTGTTCCACTAGTGATATCTCTTGAGTTCTGTTGCTCAAGCCATCTTTCAGCCACTTTATAAAATGTATTATCTTTCTCTTTTTTTGATTGGTTTTGTATAGATTGTTTATGCTGTTGTGGATCTACTCCTTGAGATACTAAAGAACGATATTCATCTCTTTTTTGTCTTGCGTTAAATAATGTGATTTCTGGATAGCTTCCAAAGCTAACTAATGTACGTTTTTTTGAATCAGGACTAATATAATTAAATCGCCAAATTTTAGAACCATTAGACTTAATTAATAAATATAAACCGTTGCCATCTGATAAAGTAAAATCCTTTTCCTTTGGCTTGGCTGACTTGATTTGAGTATCATTTAGAGGTTTTATAATCTTTGCCATGTTATACGAATTTAAGTTATATTTGAGCGTATAACATAATATATAACATAAAAGTTTGAATTTCGCTAAATCTTCTTGAACTTAGATAAACAGTAAATTAGTTAGAAAGCTTGTTATATAAAGGTTTTTTGAACGTTTTTGAATTTGGATGGATTAATGAATGGTGGGTTGTGAGGGGTTCGAACCCGCGACCAATTGATTAAGAGTCAACTGCTCTACCGACTGAGCTAACAACCCACTAAATTATTCTTTCTATTATATCTAACCTTTAAGATTAATGCAATCCATAGATTTTACATAAATTTTGAGCTAAATCTCAGATTTATCAAATTAAATGTGATATTATCATAAAATTAAAGAATTTATTATTATCCAACCGATTCTTTAATTAACTTAATATGACATAAATAACAGTATGAATTGACAATTAGTTAATAAAATTAATTAAACGCCTAATTCAATAATCCTTAAATTATAGCTTATAAGATAGTATTAGGAGACAAGAAATGAAAATATCATCTGTTGCAATGCTCATTTCAATGGGATTAGCAAGTTCAATGGCTTATGCACATCAAGCGAATGAAATCATAGTCCGTGGTGGACCTGTTTATGTTCATCCAAAAGATAAAAGTGATCATGTGAAAGTGGGTGGGGCAAAAAGTGATTTAAAAGCCAAAGCCGATAATGACACTCAACTTGGTTTAAATTTTCAATATATGATTACGGATAATATCGGTATTGAACTGTTAGGAGCAACACCATTTAGCCATCAAGTTAAACTTGGCGGTGGTAATTCAACGGGATTGGCTGGCGCTCACCTTGGTAAAATTAAACATTTACCACCTACATTAAGTGCTGTTTGGTACCCTCTTGATTCGCAATTTGAATTTCAACCGTATGTGGGTGTTGGGGTAAACTATACTTTCTTCTTTGATGAAAAACTTAGTGGAGAAGCTAAAAAAGCAGGATTTCATGGTTTAGACCTTGATAGTTCTTGGGGCTTAGCGGCACAAATTGGGGCAGACTATTCTATTAATGAAAATTGGCTCATTAATGCACAAGTACGTTATATTGATATTGAAACTAAAGCAACTACGCATTTAGGAAATACTAAAGTAACGGCTAAATATAAATTAGACCCATGGGTTGCAATGATTGGTGTAGGTTATAAATTTTAAGCTTTTGCTAAATAAAAAATCTCTCGTTAATCGAATTAACGAGAGATTTTATATATCAAGATTATAGATTCTTGATTGCTACATACTGCTCTTGCAGTTTGGCTTTATCATCAATGTAACCTTGCTGTTTTTCTTTTTCTTTAGCAACCACCGCAGCAGGTGCTTTGTCAACAAAACTAGCGTTTGATAATTTATTTGCAATGCGGGCTATTTCTCCCTCAATGCGAGCAATCTCTTTTTCAAGACGAGCTAATTCATCTTCTTTATTAATTAATCCCGCCATTGGTATAAGTAGCTCTGCCCCATCAACCAATTTAGTTACAGACAACGGACCATTTTCACCTTCATCAAGCAAGACAATTTCAGAAAGTTTAGCCAAAGTTTTAATAAAAGTAATATTATCACTTACAACACGATGAACTGTCGGTGAAGCTTGGCGAATCAATAATTGTAATGGCTTACTCGGTGCAATGTTCATTTCTGCACGGATGTTACGTACAGCAACAACAGCATCTTTAATCCAATTAATATCAGCAACCGCTTCTTCATTAATATATTTTTCATCAAATGCTGGCATTGGTTGTAGCATAATTGTGTCAGCTTTAATATGCATTAGCCCTTTCACATTTTGCCAAATTGCTTCAGTGATAAACGGAATAATTGGATGTGCAAGGCGCAATAACGCTTCCAGAACGGTCACCAACGTATGACGAGCAGCACGTTGTGCAGATTGTTCGCCATTAGCTAATACTGACTTAGTAAGTTCTAAATACCAGTCACAGAATTGATTCCAAGTAAACTCATATAAAATATTAGCAGCTAAATCGAAGCGATAAGTGTCAAATGCTTCACGATAGGCTTTAACGGTTTGGTTAAATTCTGCTAAGATCCATTTGTCTGATAGTGAATAATCTAAATCCCCGCCTTTAAAACCACAATCATGTTCTTCAGTATTCATTAATACGTAACGGCTTGCATTCCATAATTTGTTACAGAAGTTACGATAACCTTCTAAGCGTTTTAAATCCCAGTTAATATCACGCCCAGTTGAAGCCAGTGCTGCTAAAGTAAAGCGTAGTGCATCCGTACCGTGGGCTTCAATACCATTAGGAAATTGCTTTTCAGTCCGTTTAGCAATTTTTTCAGCCAACTGTGGTTGCATCATATTGCCAGTACGTTTTTTTAACAAATCAGCTAATGATATACCATCAATCATATCCAAAGGATCAATTACGTTACCTTTAGATTTAGACATTTTTTGCCCTTCTTCATCACGAATTAACCCTGTAACATATACAGTTTTAAATGGGACTTGTGGTTTACCATGCTCATCTTTGATGAAGTGCATTGTCATCATAATCATTCTGGCTACCCAGAAGAAAATAATATCAAACCCCGTTACTAATACATTAGTTGGGTGAAAAGTCGCTAAATCATCAGTATTTTCTGGCCAACCTAAGGTTGAAAAAGTCCATAGCGCAGATGAGAACCAAGTATCAAGTACATCTTCATCTTGTGATAATTCAATGTCGTCAGCTAGGTTATTTTCGCGTCGAACTTCTGCTTCGTTACGTCCTACATAAACATTACCTTGGTTATCATACCAAGCAGGGATTCGGTGCCCCCACCATAATTGACGAGAAATGCACCAATCTTGAATGTCATTCATCCAAGAAAAATACATATTTTCGTACTGTTTTGGTACAAATTGGATGTCACCATTTTTTACTGCATCAATAGCGGGTTCAGCAAGTACTTTGGCACGAACATACCATTGGTCAGTCAACATAGGTTCAATAACCACTCCACCACGATCGCCATAAGGAATCGTAAGATCATGTGGCTCAATTTTTTCGAGTATATCTAATGCTTCACATTGAGCAACAATGGCTTTACGCGCAGCAAAGCGTTCTAAATTTTGGAATTCTGCTGGAATTTCTGTTGCATAAAGAGTGCATG